CTTGTGTACTTATGGTTGCGTCCGTCTCACGACGGCCTAAGCGTCCAGCTTAGGCAGAGTCCAACCGGACTCCAGCGCAACAGCAACCACGTAGCCTCCTAACCGCTTGACGGAATAGTGAGGTGAAGGCTCTCTCTCTGGTACGGGGAACAAGCTGCGAAGCTTGTGGAATCCCCGATAAACCGCGGGTTCGTACCGCGGATCCTCCTTCTCTAGGAGGTCCAAATGAGACACGTCCCAGTCCTGGCGAGTTTTCAGCCAGTCATGGTAGCGCAGAGAGTCATCTCTCCGTTTTTCATCTGCGTATTGGTATTTGCAGAATTGGAAACGGTAGAGCCCTTGCTTGCTCCTACTTACCGGTGCGAACCGGACTTTGTAAGAGTTTGCAAATCTCAAGAGATCTGACGAGATCTTGAGACCACTGTCGTCGGGGTAGTGATCCGGAACGACCTTTACCTTGATCGATTCCTTCTCAACTAACGAGGTCCAGAGCCGAAAGAACTCCTTGTCATATATGTAAGTTAGCGTGCCGAAGTACTGGACGTACTTCTTTAGAACACGGTTCGCTATCACATACAACCAGGGCTCCAGCGCGGAACCTGCGTTCGAGGTGGGCGCCTTCAAGTAGAAGGGCCTAACTGGCATCCCATGGAGGTAGTCACCACCACAGGACTCTCTGAAGCCGCTATCATCGTAAAAAGATTTTGTCTCATTCACGATGAAGCCCACATGCTCGCAAACCTTGATGAAGGTAGGAGCTGTGGCGGTGGGCAGGATGCAATCGTCGCCAAAGACGGACACCACATCAGCACTCGGCCTCTCAGCCGTGTACCATGAGTAGTGGCCGCCATTGAGCGTTTCATGACATGCCAACCCGAGGGCCCAGAATACCAGGGTCTCTACCGGGAACGTTACGGCATTTCCCATAGTGCTGAACATATTAAGCGTGTGCTCGGCAACGATGTTGCCTAACCCGTCTTCAATGCGGGTCTTTCTTTGAGTCACGCTGTTCATAGCACAGAACCAGTCAGGAGGTGTTAACCACTCAACCAGTTCAAACAACAAGCACGAGCTGGCGTCCTTCAGGTCGATTGTGGCATTACTGCCAGTGATCGACGCGATACACGCCAATTGCTTATGCCGGTCGGGTAGAGTCCTAATATCTAGTCCGAACGACCTTAACCGGTCGGTCATCATTGTCGCTAGCCCCTGCTGGAAGTACATATCCAGTGTTGGCTCGACGTTGATAAACCGATCGATCTCGTCATTCTTCAAGACCGTGGTTGCCCTGGAGCTCTCTTCGAGTTTAAACCTCCGTGTCGTCCCATGTGTCTCCAACATCTCGAGGTGCCTTAACGCAAGACTTTCGCCCAACGTCTCAACACGAGTCCAGTTAACCGGACTCTTCTGCAGGAGCTCAGCCAGTTCGGCTCTTTCGAACCTATGCTCGGCTGAAGGGACCAGGCGCTTGGCCTGTAGACGCTCGTACTGAGCGTCAAGACATTCCGCTAGATCGCTATCGTAGCGGAGGTACTCTCTAAAGAGTGCAACGGCCGAAGCAGACCCGCTTATTGGTAAGGCAAACTTCCTTTCGATTGAGGTGTCCACGAAGGGTACACCTAAGGAGGTTCCGCTGCTGTGTTTAGTCGCAGCAAACCATCTGCCGGTATCAAACGGTCCCAAGACCCGTGCTACGAGTGCACGGGCTCTCAGGAGGACTGCGTCCTCCAGAGATGTCCCCGAGTTAATATTACGGATGTGAGGAAATTGAAGTCTTTCCCGCACCCTAGCCAGGTGGCTGTTGACAGCTACGAAGTTGTCAAGGCAAAGCCGGCGTAACTCGGTTTGGTCCCGAGCCTCAGAGGCGTACTTTTTCAAGCACGCTTTACTTTGGCTATCACGGAAATGCTCCTGCCACTGAGTCAACGTGCCATCCGTGGCACCTCGACACAGGTCCAGGTCTATCGCAGATCGCACCGCTGTCGCGATGGGATCCGGGCAAAAGAGCGTTTTCTTCCCTTTCTTACTCACTCGGAGGTCTCCATTTATGAGTTGAAATTTCCCGTTCCCAGGCAGACGTCGGTTACCAGCTGACTAGGCTGGCACCTACCGCCGCCGTGCTGATCACATCGGGCTCAGAAGGGCCCACAAAGTGTTCAGGTTGGCGTTGGTAAGCATGACCGAACCGTCGTTCCGGAGGTCGGTGACGAGCGCTGCAGACGTGTTCACGTCGTAAGCCACTTCAACACTCACGGTGTTGATCACCAGAACCCCCGACGCGAGTGCGTAAGGCCGCTTGAGAACGGCCCGGGCACGCGCCTGGGTGTATCCACTCGGACTCCCCGCCGACACCTTGGGTGCTTTCGCGGTGATGGTCACG